GCATCTTGTTGAGGGGTTTAGTAACCGCATTGATTCGCTCGAGCGCGTTCAAAAAAAAATATTTGCGATTTTGGAGCCTCTGAAAGACCAAATACAAGAGATCCGCGTCAAAGAGCAGCTCAAAAAGGAATTAGCAAACGGGGGCTAATTCACGAATAATTACAAAAAGATAAAAAAATTATTGACTACCAAAGCAATATAGTATATTGTTATAGATGTAAGGCAATGATGCAGTACAAGACAAAAAAAACAAAGGACAAAACAATGACAACACAAAGCGTAACAATCCAAAGAAACAACGTGATCCCAAAATGGGATATAGAAAACTTTAAAGCATTGATCAATAGAAAAGCGGGCCTCAAAAAATACGATGGCAAAAAGATTGTATCTTTTTATGATGATGACATGAATTGCGACATGGTTTTGCGTATACCATACACAAATGAGCAGCTTGAAAACGGCGATTTTGATAACAAAATGCTGTACATTCTTGATATTATGGCTGACTATGTCGGATCAACATCATGCAAATTTGACGGACAATTCTTGTAGGCAACAACCCGCCCGCACAAACAAAGCCCGCATCTCAGCGGGCTTTTTAATGCGTAAAAAAGCCCGCTGAGATGCGGGCACAAAAATAGAAGAGTTATTTTTGTTTGCGGGCACTATGTAAAGTAAACAACAACGATGTTATCGCCATTTGTAAGGTTTGCACCAAATGTGAGGCGGCCAACGGATCCCGCACCGTTGTTGGCAATTGTAAACTCATCGGCATCGGCGGGTGTATCGCCCAAAGCGGACATATTGAGGATCGCAAGACCATTTTTGAATACGATAACGCTATTGAAAAAGCCGCTATCAAGTGAGCGTGCAAGATCAAGTCCCGATGTGGATGATCCGGAAATAACAAAACCCTCTTGATAAAATGCGGCACCGATTTTTGCGGCGGTTACGGAATCGTCAACCAATTGACTTGTGTTGACCGAATTGCTGCCCATGTTGCTATTTGACACGGTACCGAGTGTAACATTTCCGCTATTGAGCACAATGCTTGAGTTGTCAACGGCAACGCTCAATGCGGCACCATTTCCACCGCTCAAACCATCACCGGCAACGCTTGTGGCAAGTTTGTACTCATCAACGGCTTGTGCACCGATTTTGGCATTTGTGACGGCACCTGATGCAAGTTTTGCAGCGCTAACCGATGAGGATGCCAACGCGTTTGAGTCAACGACACCGGCCGCAAAGTATGCACTTGAATCAATAGATCCATCGGCAATGGCGTTCGATGTTACGGAAGATGCACCCAATTCACTTGATGTAATAGTGCCAACCTTGAGGCCGCTTGCACCAACTGACAATGTAGATCCATCAAGCTTGACTTGTACGCCGGCCGCTTGCAGCTCAATACCGTTGCCGGCTTTTACCTCAAGCTCACCGGTTGTAAATTGCAAGCCGCTTGTTGCGGATAGATCAACGCTCAAGGTTGATCCATTTTTGATCAAACCATCGCCCGCGCTTATTGATGCAAGGCCGGTAAATTGGGAAATAGATATACTTGTAACGCCCAGGTTAATATCATCGGTCACAACAATAAAACCTTGATCGGCATGTGTGGCACCTTGTCGCACGAATACGGCCGCACCCTCGAGCTTTGCGGCGGTGTCGGCATCGCTTGTGCGTGACATTGCGGATCCCGCGCCGGCAAACTGATAGATACCGTTTTGTGATGCAGTTGTTTGATCTTTGAGGAGTACGCGATCATCGGTGGAAAGCGTAACGCCATCGATCGATGATGGTGCGCTTGTGATGTCAACGTTTGCGGTTGAGGCAGCAATGCAAGAATCTTTCCAATGTACACCTTGCGCGCTTGCATCAACGTATGCCTTTGTTGCGGCGTGTGCATCGCTTGTTGGTGTCGCAACACTTACGGTGCCGCTTGTATAATCAAAAGATCCGCTCAAGTCGATCTTTGCAGCGGTTACAACACCGTTGGCAAGATATGCACTTGAATCGATCGCGCCCGATGCAATTTTTGCACTTGTTACGCAAGCGGCTGCAAGTGCAGCGGTTGAAACAACACCGGATCCCAAAAGGTTTGAGTTATCAATAATGCCGGTTGATAGTTGTGTTGAGGTGATGGATGCAGACTTGATTTGTCCGCCTCTTATTTGTATTGTCATGGGGTGTGTTACTCCGTTGTGGTGTTGTATACCGCCTCAAGCGTATCGCCTGATAGCGGTGGGTTTGAAAACTCAAAATTGCGATCATCAATAATAGAGATCGCGCTTGCCCTTTGTTTTAGCCCATTGAGATACACATTAAGCGATCCATCGGTCACGTCTTTTGTTGTTGTAAATTGTGTGTTTGATCCGTTGCACAATGATGTAAAATCATCGATCTGCAATTGTTGTGCGGTAGCTGCGCCGACCTCAACACCGGTGCCGCCCTCATCATTGTACACGTTTGCGATTGGCATAAGGACAAACCCCAAAGCAATAAAAATTAGTATTCGTATGTTAGTGATGCTTCGGAAACATCACAAGTGCCCGCGTTTGTCCTTACGTGTAAATATAGCACTTTATCTTGCAGATCCCTAATAATTACATCAAGCCTATATAATGCCGCACCTTTTGTGTTTGTCGTGAGGCCGGTTTGCACATCGGATCTTGTTTCGGTCATTACAAGTTGATCGCCGTTTGGATCTCGAGATACGCACGCGTACAATTTATTTGCGCCCGATATGTTCGATAATTGGATCTCAACCATTGATGCCATGATGTTAATTTGTGACGTGCCGTATTTTGTGTAATTTAGTGCAAGGGCCTTTGCGGTATCGTAATTTACTGTAATACCCGTTACGCCCGTTGTATTGCGCATTTGGTCAAAGTTTGGCATTTTTGTTGCTCAATGGGTTGAGATATAGATCGATCTTAGCACGATACAACAGAATATGCACCTTGATCGTTGCACGTATGCCAAAAGGATACAATAACCGAAAGAGCTGTACACACATGAGCGTATCATCAAGCGCCTCGTGCGTTTGTTTTGGCCAACCAAATGCAGCCGCGATCATTTCCATACTCATGCTTTTATATCCATGTGGCATCAATGCCGCGCTTGCCAATGATACCGTGTCAATACCCCGCCGCAAAATCTTTTGATCGGGTGCATATCTTGACAAATGCGACAATATAAAACCGCGATCAAAGGGCCAATTGTGTGCAACCGGTATGCAATCACGCATAAACTTTGCGATGATATATGCCGCTTCTTTTGGATCAACCGCATCGCGCCAATCATTGTGTGTGTATCCGTTGACCTCAAGAGCTTTGGGATCGGCACCTTGTATGTTTTGCGGTTTGATGCGGATATGCAGCCGATCGATCTCATTGAGGTTGGCATCAAGTTTGATCCCCGCAAAAGAGATCATTTCATGGCGGTTTGGATATAATCCGGTTGTTTCGGTGTCTAGTACGATAAACATTGTTTTTGTCCTTTTTTATTATCATATCTTGTAACATTATGTTATATTGATACAGACAAACAACAACACAACAAAAGGACAAAAAATGTCAAATGAGCAATTTATCAAGGTCACAAAACAAGATGCAATCTTGTTTAATCAATTGAGCAAAGCGGCAATAATGGTGCTTATACATATGCGTTTTTATGCCGGTGCAAACGGTGAGGCATACCCATCAAAGGCAACGCTTGCAGATGATACGGGTTTGTCTATTGGTAGCATCAAACGTGCCCTCAAAGAGCTCAAAGAGGCCGGCGCGATCAACCTCAAGGCCGCCCGCCGCACAAGCACAAATGTTTGGGAAATAGGGGGATCAAAAATAGACCAAAACGGGATCATATCTAAGCCTATGGGGATCAAAAATGATCCACAAAAGGATCAAAAACGATCCATTGGGGGGTCAAAAATGATCCTTGAGGGGATCGAAAATGATCCCCTAAGTAGATCTAAGAAAAAGATACAAGAAATAGATCCAATTAAGAAGATTAGTACAGGGGATACTTTTAGCAGTAAAGAAATTGATTATCGGGATCTTTGGTTGGGTGAGTTATGGGCAAAACATGCAATGCAACAAGGTTGGGCAAGTGCCGATGTACAAGCTGATTTTGATCGCATAAAAGAGGGCATGAGCTTGAATCAGGTACGCAAAGCCGTGAAAAAACTTGATAGCTACATTGTCGAGCAAAATGCAAATGGCATGTATATGGGCACAACATGGCACATTAAAGTGCGTGAGCGTTGGGTATCAAAAGAGAGTGACAAACCCGTAAGCCGTCAAGATCAACAAAAGATGCGGCATAGTGATATAAATGTGTCGAGTGAGGTACTCGAGCAAATCGAAGCGGCGGCGCGGGCGGCCGATGAGGCAAGCGACAAGGCAAACGCAAAGATGATGGCAAAACAAAGCGATGCGCACGCGCTTTGGGCAAAATTTAGGGCGCTTGATGATTATGCGGCTTGTGCCGATGCGGTGATCACATGGTACAAGAGCGGTGCTTGTACAGCTGCGATTATGCAAGAAGCACAAACCGATGCGGCATTGAGTGATTTTAATGCGCTTATTATGTGTGCAAAATACCAATAACAAACAAAACAAGGAGAGAAGCAATGTACAAAATAAACGATAAAGTAATTTTTAATGTGCCCTTTATGCGGGCACCGGCGTTGGGTTATGTTGAGGATATAAGCGGCGGCATGGCACGTTGCCGGTTGTCGGTGCCGTTGTGTGGGCATACGCATGCAAACGTGTATATAAACGACATCAAGCCAACCGAAGAGCTTATCGAGCAAAGGGAAAAAGAGCGCGTTTCCGGTATAACCGAAACACTGAGAAAAGCGGATCCAATGAGTATACAAAAAATAGTTGAGGAGTTGATCAATGCCAAAAAAGTATGAATATAAGCACGGGAACGACCAAACAAGGGTGCGCATTGTCTTGAATGATGAGCAATACAAACGCCTTGAGGACATCGCCAAACGCCACAATATGAGCGTTGATCAGGTTGTCGAGCGTTACATCAAGCGGTGTATTGCAGATTATACCGCACCTTGATACAATGGCTTTGATCGTGCGGGTTGTCGTTGTTGTTTTGTCCTTACCCGCACGATCATTTTTTGTTTTTTGTTGCTTATGCATTAGAATATATTATAATGATTAGACAACAACAAACAAAGGACAACAACAATGACATACAAATGCGATTGGTACCATATACACCTCATACAAGCCAACGGGCTGCATTTTGTTGATAGCGTAAAAGTAAACAATGAGGCCGAATTAGTCGCGATTTTGATCGATTACGTTGAAAAGGGCGCAGTTATTACAAACATCATCAATGCACCTATTGAGATGTATGAATCGATACCGCTAAGTGATGATGATTATGAGGAAATGGCGCGCTTGTTTGGTGGTGAGGCATGAGCGCGCCTCTTACCATGTGCAATGTGCGTTATTTTGCACCGGATCGCTTGCCCGAACAATACGCAACACAATGGGTGCACAACCCAAATTATCATACAAGTTTGATCCGCAAAAAGGATGGCACATTTGGCCGGATCTGTAATTGTCGTGGTTATTTGCGTTGGCAAACCTCATGCAAGCATCTTGAGGCGCTTGAGGATTGGGTGCAACATCAAGAGCGCAAAAGACAACAAAAAGAGGTGAACAATGAAAGAGAACGATAACATACTCAATGCCGGTGGTGATGCGTACAAAGGGCGATCAAGATCACCCGTTTTGAGTGTTGTATTTCCCGAAGATATGCTCAAGGCAATACGCAAAGAGGCAGCAAAGCGCAACATAACGGCGGGCGAAATGATACGCCGGTTGTGCGATGATGCGATAAAGCGGGGCGTGTGATGGGCGCACCAAGTAAAATACTCAACGATCAAATTGTGGCACGTTTGATTGAGGCATCGGCACACGGTCACACACGCGAACAATGCGCATATTATGCCGGCATTGATCCTAGTACGCTATACCGATGGATCGACTTAGGGCGCGAGGGGCAACAACCATATCAAAGTTTTTTGCGCCGTTTTGAGCAAGCACGCACAAAAGGATCTCATGCGTTGCTTGAGGTTATACGCAATGCAAGTGCCAACCAATGGCAAGCGGCCGCATGGTTGCTCGAACGTTGTCATGGATATACAAAAGATGGCCCGCCGCCGATACAAATCAACATTGATGCCGATGGTGTCGATATAAAGCAGCTTGTGACCGAATACAAAAATGAAATACAACCCTTGATCGATGGGCCAACCATCGATCTTGATGAGGACTAACCAACCAACAACCAACAAACCAAAAGGATAAAACAACCATGATGAATGATAAAATAAAAAAGGATCTATTAGACCGCGCAAAGCCATCGCCCGCACATGAGGCACATATATTGGCATATTTGATGCAAAACAAAAGCAAGCCGGTATCATTGGCAACCATTGCAGATCAAAACCCTAAAAGATCCGGATCTATTTGGGGCGCAGCATACAACCTTGCACTTGAGGGCAAGATCGGTTTTGCAGATAGGCGTTATCATGTATTTGATAGTTGCGACAAGCTCAAGGGGTTGCCAAAACGCGTGCGCATTGTTGTTTGGTATCGCGATCTTGATGTGCCTGTAAAGATTCGCCCGCAATACGCAACCGCAAAAATAAACGGGGATCAAACTATTGACCGCGCACAAATGCAAGCGCTTGAGGGTATACCGGTGCAACAAAGTCTATTTGATCCAAACTTTGAAGCGCTCGAGACACAAGAGATCGATCGCCTTTTGGAAAGGCTGCAACACATCAAATTGATGCGTGATATAAATGAGCGGTATGAGGGTGCACCAACAAAACACCGTGCCGCCCTTACGCGTGTTTTGTCTGATTATGGCGTTGGTGATCCGGTTGCGCTTGTGCATGCCGATAATGAGATCGCCTTTTTAACATTGACCGCAACAAGAGCCATGCCAATACAAGTGACCATCAAACAGGCCGGCAAACCATGCGAAACGGTATATCTTGAGCACATCACAATGTATCATGCGCCGCTTGTGGCAACGATACAAGAGGCATACAAGAGCGCATCTTTTGGTGCGGTACAATGAGGCGCTCTTTTAATGCCGATCTTTTGGTCAATACGTATCAAAGATCGGCGCGTGCTCATCGCAAGGCAACCAATAACAAAAACGATGATTTCAAGGCGATCTTGTGCGAGTATATCGCACTTTGTGGCGATCGGTTTGGTGTCGATAGCTTTGCGGCGGCATGTGGTGTGCAAAAACGCACCGCGCAAAAATGGTTGTATGGGTATCAAGCAAGTGAGGGTCTTTTGTACCCTATTGCACGGTATTTTGCAGACTATGCCGGCGTTGATAAAGATGCCGTGTATAATAATCTTTTGCGGGTTTTGGGTAAATAAATGAGCATACAACGTGCACGCAACAAATTGATCGATATATACCGCGCATATCCGTTGGCATTGTCGCGTTTGTGGGTGCCGTTTTGCCATCGTTGGGATGGTCACGGCAAAGACAGTGAGCGCCCGCGCGGGTGTGGGCAACAAATGCGCATGATTGGTTTGGGCGTGTATCGTTGTGATACATGCCAGCTCGAAGAGGCGCGCACATCGCAACGTGAGGCCGCCCTGCGTTTTGGTGGCACCGATGATGCATTTTTGTGTACCGGTGGTAACCGTGCGGGCAAAACACAATTCGGTGCGCAGCTTGCGATCGCCATTGCAGCGGGGCGGGATCAATGGTGGGTGCAAGAATGGTTGCGCCTCAATGATTTGCCGCTCAATTTGATACAACGTAAGCCGCAAACGGTTTGGTATGCTGCTTTGTCTTATGGCGATGCGCTCGAGTACGGCCGGCCAAAGCTTGAGCAATACGCACCGCAGGGCACAAAATATGTGAGGTGGAAAGCACAAGATCGCGCCGCACTTGTATTGCCAAACGGCGGCCGCATTGTGTCGTTATCAGTTGATGCCGGTCGGGAAAAGTTTCAGGGTGCATCGGTTAAATTTGTGTGGATGGATGAGGAGCCAACGCACGACGTTTTTGAGGAGTGTATGCTTCGAACGGTCGACACCAAAGGCAAGATCTTGATCACCGCAACACCGCTCAAGGGGTTATCATTTTTGTATGATTTTTTTGTGGACCAACAACCCAAAGGGTTTGATCGTTATGCAATGTCAGGGCTTGATAACCCGTACATATCAAGCAATAAGCTGCGGCGGGCGGTTGCACACTTGAGCAAGGCTTCACAAGATGCGCGTTTGTTTGGCTTGTTTACATCGCAAAGTGGTCTTGTGTATCCGGAGTTTGATCGGGCGGTGCATACGTGCAAGGCGTTTGATATACCCGTGCATTGGCCTCGTGATCTTTGCATTGACTTTGGCGTGCGCAACCCGTTTGCGGCATTGTGGATCGCACATGATGAGGATAATGATTGCCTGTATGTATACCGCGAGTATTACAAGACCGAAAAAACAACGCTTGAAAACGGGCGCATGTTGTTGGCATTGGGTGCAAGAGATCCTGATCTTCGGTGGGTTGTTGCGGATCCTGAGAGCAAAGATGGTCGTTTATTGCTTGCACGTGAGTTAGGCTTGCACACAAAACCCGCACCAAAACACATCGGGGTAATGGAGACAATTAACCAGGTAAAAGACCGCCTCAAGCTCAATGTTGAGGGCCGGCCGGCGCTTATTGTGTTCGATAGCTGCAAAGAGTTGATCAAGGAATTCAGGAAATACAAATGGGCGGGCACAAAGGGTGCCGACAAACCCGATAAGCAACACGATCATGGCCTTGATGCCCTGAGATATGAGATCTCGTTTTTGTATCGTTATCGCAAGCATAGAGACAAATAACATGAAAACATATCGAGCGATTAGGCACGACATTGTGCGGCAACGCCAAAAAAACAACAATGATGATGCGCATCATCCAAAAGAGAAGATGCAACAAATACGGCAATATCTTGACAACAAGCACAACCTCAAGATTTTAGAGCTTTTTTGTGGACAAGGTAATTTGTCCGCATTGTATGAAGAGCACGGCGATCTTGAGAGGTACGATAAAAAATTACAAACGGGCGATAGTTTTCGCGTATTTCATGAGCTTATATCAAAGGGCAAAATATATGATGTTGTGGATCTTGATCCCTATGGCTTTCCATCGCGGTTTTTTCCCGATGTGTTTTTGCTCATTGACAACGGCTTGCTTTTTTTAACATTCCCAAAGCCGCATATAAATATACTCAACGGCATAACGCAAACGCACTTGTATTGCTATTATGGTGCGCAAAACCCAACATTAGAACAAATACAAGAGAAGATCGCGCAATATGGCTTGTGCCATTGGCGTAAGGTTTGTTTTTATGATGTTATTGATTTAGGCCGTTTGTGGCGCATGGTGATACACGTTGAAAAAATACGCGCAACTGAATACACGGGCACAATAAATGCACCGATAAAAACAAAAAACAACAACAAACAATGCGCACAATTGAGCTTGTGGCAACAAAAGGACAAAACAACATGAATGATGCACACGATCATTGGGATGATATACCCAACACAAAAATATTACATGGCGATTGCATGCAATTGCTCAAGACGTTGCCCGATTGCAGTATTGACGCAATAGTAACCGATCCGCCCTATGGCATGTCACCCGATGGTATTGCACGAACATGGGCGGACATCGAAGAGGGGCGCAAGCTGTCAGGCTTTATGGGTAAAGAGTGGGATGCGGCCGTACCTTGTCACAACTTCTTTGCTGAGTGTTTGCGGGTGCTGAAACACGGCGGGCACATGATTGCATTTAGCTCAACACGCACCGTTTGTGCTTTGGGTATGGCCGCACAACAAGGCGGGTTTGTGATCCGTGATATGATCCATTGGTGTTATTTTAGTGGCTTTCCAAAGTCGCACGATATAAGCAAAGCGATCGATCGTGAGGCGGGGGCGGTTCGTGAGGTTGTTGGTTATGATGAGGAAAGAGCAAAGAGATTAGGCCGTAATACTGATTGTACTGAAACAACATTTTCACAAGTTCAAAACATGAAAAAAAAATTGGTTGATAGTGGTTTTGTAGGTATACCAATCACAAAACCCGCAACCGAAGACGCGCAAAAATGGGCGGGTTTTGGCACGGCACTCAAGCCCGCCGTTGAGCCGGCATTGTTGTTGCGCAAGCCTCTTGAAAAAGGTTTGTCGATTGCACAAAACGTGCTCAAACATGGCACCGGTGCGCTCAATATAGATGCGTGTCGATATGCGTATGGTGATCCGTGTTGGGTTGGGCCAAATGAGGTGCTTGATTATAGCAATCAAAGTGATGAGAATATATATGCATCGTACATGAAAGGAAGCGGCCAAAAGTATAAAGGAGAGCATCACAACCCAACAAAAAGATCTGTGCAAAGCAATGATCAAGGCCGATGGCCCGCAAACCTTTATCAATGCCCAAAAGCATCACGATCCGAACGTGAGGAGGGCCTTGATCATTTGGAAAGCATGAGCGGTGCCGATGTTGTCGATCGCAAAGAGGGATCGGCCGGTTTGGATAATCCGCGAGCGGGTGCGGGGCGTACTGCAAGAGTTTACGGCATGAAAAGATGTGCAAAGTGTGGGAAGCAACAAGTTAACGTTAGCGGTACATGCCAATGCAAAGATCCTATTTGGGTTGATGTTGGTGAGGTGCAAGGAGGCATCAAAAACATACACCCAACCGTAAAACCGATCAAGCTCATGCGTTGGTGTTGTCGATTGGTTGGCGGCCAAAAAAGATCGGTAATTCTTGATCCTTTTACGGGTAGCGGCACAACCGGTGCGGCCGCCTTGCTCGAGGGTTTTGATTTTATCGGCATCGAATTGACCGATGAGTATTTGCCGATCATTGATGGGCGAATTGAAGCAGCAAAAGAGCAATACAAACTTGAAAACGCACAACTATCATTATTTTGAGGGCATGATCATGAGTAAAGATACGCAAGGCCTTGAGGCCAATATATTGCAGTCAATAAAGCAGCTATCAAAGCAAACCGACATGCTCATACAAGTCAAGATATCCCTCATGGATACAAGATCAAGGTTGTGCAACCTCATCGCCATATATCAGGAAAACCGCACGATCGATGAGGTTGATGATCTGTTTTTGGCCATCGTAAAAGATCAAGCGCTCACAAAAGACGATCTCAAGATGGCATTTGATTATGATGAGGATGATTATAGATCGGCCTTTGAGCGTATAAGATCGCGTATTTGAAAAATAAATTGCAGATAATGAAAAATAATTAGTGACACATGAAAAGCAATATAGTATATTGATAATGTAAGGCAATGATGCAGTACAACAACAAAGGACAATAACAATGAAAGCGACAATCATCGAAACCCTAAAAACAGCACGCGGAAACAAAGAAGCCTTGCTATCGCTAGCGTCGGCAGAAACATGCGATCAGGTAGCAGCGCACTTTAACGTCGCGCCCGTAATAGTCGCACCCAAAGTCGCGCAACGAGTCTTTGGCGCTCAAGAGATCACCATTGAAGGAACACAACAAACGTTTCGCGGAAGATTTAAAAAGCGCTACGATCTTACAAATTGCAGCCAAGCATACGCTGCTCTTAGATGGTGGGGATGTGCAAGCGCTTCATTAAATGTTTGGCATGAATGCGGTAAAGATATTGACGCTTACTACGCCGCTTTTGAACAAAATGATTCTCTCTATCGCCATTGCGTGCAGTCTCTCAAGCTTACTCGTCACAACTCCTAACGACAATCCTACCGTACAAGCTATCTTTTAGAGCAATAACAATTCGCATACAATGCCCGCCTTGAGCGGGTTTTGTTGTATTTGGGCATTTGTTTTGTTATCGTGCTATATTTGGCAAGAGAGGTGTTTTATGAGCAAAGATCTACCCGCACAACCGTTGACATTTTGGGCGCGCCTTATGGCCCCGATCACAAAGGCATTTGCCAAACCCGTTGACAAACCAGAAAGGCCGGCGCATGGTGCCGATTGGGCACGGGCACAAGGTGCAAATAACCCGTACCCCGCCGGCGTATCAATGGCCGCATTTGCTCAACACGGTTACGTCTATGCAGCTGTATCAAGAGCATCGCAAGATCTTGCGGCGTTGCCGGTCAAACTTATACGCGGTAGGGGTGAGGCAAGTGAGATCATCGAAGAGCATCCCTTTTTGGATCTCATGGATCAACCTTCGACATATAAAGATGGCTTTTCGTTTCGTGAGCAGTTGATCGTCGATCTCATGTTATCGGGCGGTTGTTATGTGTTATTGGCCGGTGCAACCGATGTGCCGACCTCATTATTTAGATTGCACCCCGAACAAACCAAAATAATAACGGATCCCATTGTCGGCATCAAAGGTTTTGAGTTTTCCGATAGCGGTGCGGTTGTCGAATACCCGATCGATCGTGTTGTGTATGCACAAAGTGCATCATGGGGTGCGGGTGTAAATGCCTTGTATGGCGTTGGCGGTATCCAACCGCTGCAAAGGGAAATAAGCGCCGATATTAGTGCACAACGGTTGGCAAGCGATGCGGCAAAAAAAGGCCGGCCGGATATACTTATATCGCCCGCCGATGAGGCTGACATTTGGGATTATGAGCAACGCAAAGCAATACTTGATGCGTACAAGGGCATGTCAAGTGAGGGCGGCGCAATGGTCTTGAGCGGTCAAGTAAAGATTGAGCCTTTACAAGTCACACCTCGAGATCTTGAATTTCAAGCGGTGCGTGATTACACAAGGCAGGCCATTAGTGCGGTGTTTGGTGTGCCGCCCTCGGTATTGGGCGATAATAGTGCAAACTTTGCCGTATCGCGACAACAAGCGCAAAATTACTGGGAAGTGCAAACCAAACGGGGCAAGCGGTTGTCATTTTTGCTTACACAGATCGCCAAACGCTTTGATAAAGACTTGCGCGTTGAGATCGATTATTCAGGCGTTGAGGCGCTGCAAGATATACGCGATGCGCAGCTTGACCGCATCACAAAGCATATTCTCAATGGCATGGATGCGGGTGATGCGTATGTGTATGAGGGCATGCAAGATGCACCGATCGTGCCTATTGATGAGCGCGAAACACCGGCCGAAGACATCGGCGATGAGGAGGGCCAAAACGTGCGGGCGCTCGAGTTGATTTTGCGTGCCATAAACAAGGGCAACATGCGTGCAACCGATGTATCAAACTTTCCAAAACAGGGCGATGATCTTGAGGTGTCGCTTGATAATAGCCAATACAAGATCTTTGATGCAGACTATGCAAAAGATATACAAGACAATTGGCCGCAAATATGGGCTGAAGGCGGCAACATTGAGGGAAATGATCAATTTAGGCGCTTGACGCCTATTGTTGAGCGTGATGATAAAACCCCGCAAACCGACACCGAAGACATGGCGATCCGCTTGCGTGAGGCATGGGCGGCACGGCATGAGGGTGATTTTAGGCTTGCGGGCGTTGTTGCGCAAATCAAGTGGTACGTTGTAGGCGATCGCGGTCAAAGGTACATGAAAGACGTTATTGAGCAAGAAAAAGCAAGGCTTATGGCCAAAAAGGAAAGATCGGATCTTTGGTTTGGTTGGGTGCAAAAGGCACAAAAGCCCGCCGAAAGTGCAATAGAACGTGCCATATATCCGTATTTGCGTGAGGCATTGAAGCGATACAAAGAGCGTGTGCGTGATTACGTTGTTGTGCGTAAAGATGGATCTGCAAAGGTCACAAAGGCGGTGCTTGATTGGTCATCATTGTTGGCAATGAGCGAAGAAATGCAGATCTTGCAAAAACAATTAGGCCGGCAATGGTTATCCGTATGGACATTAACGGGCAATGATGCACTTGATGATGTGTATGCACGTTTGGGTAAACCGCGACCGCTTGATCTTGTTTTTGGCAGCCGTGAGGCGGCGGTTAGTGCGTATGATCTATCAAGTTACCAAATAAGCCAAACAACGGCCGAAAAGATTAAAAAGATAGTCGAGCAAGGTTTGCTCAATGGTGATAGCGTCGAAGAGATCGCAAAGGCCCTTGATCAACGTGCTATATTTGGCCGTGAGCGTGCCCGATTGATCGCCCGCACCGAAAGCACCAAAGCCGTAAACATGGCAACAAATGAGGCGTATAACACCGCCGCAAATGAGGGTATAAACATCCGCAAAGAGTGGTTATCATCGCGTGATGAATTAGTACGTGATACGCATGTTGAGCTTGATGGGCAGATCGTTGGCGTAAATGATGAATTTACGGTGCCATCAACCGGCAACAAGGCTGAAAGCCCCGCCTCATTTGGTATCGCAAGTGAGGATATAAATTGTCGTTGCACGCTTATACCCGTAATTGGTGAGTAAGGTGCTTTTTTACGGCATACCGGTTGAAAGGCTTATATTTGGCATCATTTGCCTTGTTTTGTTTATTGAGTGTATCTTGTGGGTATTGAATGATAGGAGGTAGCAAGATGGTTGAGATCATTGTGGCGGCCGTTGTTGGTCTTGCGTTGGGTATCGGTGGCACCGTTGGTGTACAAGCTGCATCAAAGCCAAAAGATCCGCTTGTTGTTGCGGTTGGTGGTGATGAGGTCGCAAAAGGGCAAACCGATGTGCAAAAGCAGCTCACCAATCTTGATCTTGTTGCCGATATATGTGCACCGGCTTTCATCGTTGAGCAAAAGCAAGGCGATCTCTTGTGTCGCGAAATGTTTTGTCGCATGCAACAACGGGGGATCGATGCACAGACATCGCAAAGCGATTGCAATGAGATCGCCAATATAAGCAACACCAAAAGCATACAAAGCGCATGCGTTGATCTCGAGGGTGATGCAAAAGAGGCATGCACCGATCTGTTTTTCAAGCGCAAATAAAAAAACCGCTATCCGAAGACAGCGGCCAAAACAAACACAGAAAACGCAACAAGGAAATGCGCATTCCCTTGTTACATAATACCAACGTCTTTGAGTGTCAAACCCTTTGCCGCCAAAAGTTGCGCGGTCTTTTGGCGGCCAATAGCTTTGATCATTGCGCGCGCTTGACGTGGTGTGATGTTTTGCTTCATTGCTTTGTTTCCTTTGTTGGTTGTGCGTGTGAGGATATAAGCCGCGATAACGCATGAGATAATTGTAATTGCGATGAGTGCGGGCTTGATAATGGCTGTTGCGATAAAAATTAGAGTGCTCATTGTTATTGTCCTTTTGAGTGATGCCCGCTTGTGCGGGCGGGTTGTTGTTAGAGTAATTCGGCAATTTGTTTTTGTTGTGCACTAAGGTTGTTGTATGGGGTTGCTTTGATTTTTTCGATAGCAGCTTGATGCTCAAGGTCTTTGTTTATAAAGTTGATCACGTATTGCTTGAATGATGGATCGGTATTGTATCGTGCAAGGATCTCATTTGCGTGATCTAGTGTTCGCATGCACCCGTAAACGTGACCTTTTTTGTAATTGTTAACTTGCACGCTCAAATGATAGGTTGTGTTGTTGTTGCTTGTTGTTGTTATGATGGTTGCTTTTGGCATGTTGTTTTGTCCTTTTAAGTGATGCCCGCTTGTGCGGGCGGGTTGTTGTTGATTGTTATGCTTTGATCTTGAGTTTGGTGAAAAATATAGTCAAGATCTCTTTGTCCATATCTGCAATACTTTGGCCGCCTTTTGTCATTGTTGTCCATAAAATTTGCAATGAGGTTTGATCAAGGTTTTTGATGAAATTGATCATGTTTTGCTTTTCTTTTTGTGTGATATTTGCTTTCATTGTCGTTGTCCTTTGTTGTTGGTTATATCAATATACTATAATGATAAAAAACAATAGTCAAGAATTATTTTTATTTTTTTGTACGTACAAATACTTATAATTCTTGTAATTGTTATATTTGTTGTATTGCACCGCAATTGCATTTGTTGCATTGATCGTGTATATACACAAAGAGAGGTGTTTTATGCAATACAAAAACCTTGTATGTGAGATCTTACGCGATGGCACAACAAAAGGCGATCTTGTGTCTTTTGTGGCTAGTACATCGAGCGCGGATCGATATGGTGACGTGATTAATCAAGCCGGTTGGCAGCTTGACAAATACAAAGCAAACCCCGTGATCTTACTAAACCACAACGCAAACTCTTTGCCTATTGGCAAGGGCGTTGTCGATGTTGTCGATGGCAAGTTGCTTGTTGATGTTGAGTTTGATATGGATGATCCGCAAGCAAGCGAGGTTGCACGCAAAACAAAGGCGGGTTTCCTCAATGCCGTTAGTGTTGGCTTTAACCCCATTGATGCAACGCCGCGATCGATGCTTGAAAAGTCACACCCCGCACACGGGCAAGCCGGCCAATATTTCGATAAGGCCGAATTGCTCGAGATCTCAATAGTGACAATACCCGCAAATGGTGAGGCCGTTGCCGCCAAAGGATATGATATGCACAACCGTTGTTTTAAGCTATCAAACCTCAAGCACATTATTGATGTTGATGTGCGTGATGATGTTGTAATTGTCACGTATGCAAGAGATAGCATGCCGCCCGCCGATGAGGTGCCCGCCGATGATATGCCCGCCGATGATATGCCCGCCGATGAGGAAAGAGGCGCGCACATGGATGAGGAAGATCCCGAAAAGGACAAAGAACAAAAAGACTTTTTAACCCCACAAGAGCGCGCCTTTTTGGCTGCTCTTTTATCCTAGTAAGGAGTAAACAAATGAGTGATACAACACTTGTAAATGAGGCAAAAGCGATCCTTGAGGGGATCAAAACTCACCAAAAGACATCGACTGAAAAATTTTCTCAGTTTGAAAAGCAGCTTGACGATCTCAAACGTGCACAACGCTTGATCCAAGAGGCAACCACACAACCAATGGTCAAAGATGATCACATGAATGCACCCGATTACGCATTAAAGTCTTTTGTTACCGATGCCGGCGTGCGTTGGTCTACACAAAACAAAGATGTACAAATTGCCGGTCGTGGCACCGTACGTGTTGAGGAAAAAGGTTTACTTGATACCGATCAACCCGTAAACCAATGGCATGCAGACCTTATTAAGATCAACAAAGAGCGTACACTTGCACGCATGATCATGAGCACACCAAACACACCAAAAAGCGATCTTGCACTTTGGAAGCACCTACAAAAAGCGCCCCGCTTTATGCAGCCAATGATCCAAAAGGCTTTCAATGATAGTGCTACCGTTGGTGCGGAATGGATCCCCGATCAATTCGCTGCAAACCTTTATGTAAACCTTGAGGAAACAAGCCAATTACCCCGCGTTGTTGCCGACAATCTTCAAAAGCAAGCCGTTGAGCGCAATACAATCCTTGTGCCTCGTATGTCAAAGGGCGGCCGCCCATACATCAAGGGCACCGTTACAAGCGATAGCCCAACCGCATACACCGCATCAACCGTGACAACATCACAAAAATCTATTACAATGAGCGGCCTTGCATCACGCTTCCTTATTGATGATGCAGCGGCCGAAGATAGCGCGATCGCGGTTATCCCTACATTGCAGCGTCAAATTATAAACGATCTCAACGATGCACTTGAGGATGCCTTGATCAATGGTGATACAACCGGCACACATCAAGATGCAATTGCCGATTGGAATATTCGCGGCCGTTGGGGTACATCACCATCTTTGGGCGGTGGATCCGATCATCGCCGTATGTTCAAAGGTATGCGTAAACAAGCATTTGATCGCTCATCAAGTGCAGACTTGAGCACATTTAACTTTGCTGCCCTTTTGGGTTTGAAAGCGCAAATGGGCGAGCTTGCTCTTCAAGATGTTGTCTTGTTCGCATCACCTGAGGCGGTATTGGCAAACCTTTTGAGCCTTTCAGAGGTAAAGACCATTGATACCTTTGGCCCATTGGCAACCGTTAAAACCGGACAAATTGCCGCAATTATGGGTATGCCGATCATTATGTCACGTTTCATCGGTGCCGATATGAATGCAAGCGGCGTTTATGATAATGTTACAACCAATAAAACCGGCTTGCTCATGGCACATGCGCCATCATGGTACATCTTTGAGCGCAAAGGTATCCTTGTTGAAACAGATCGCAAGATCGATGTTGGTGCAAGTGAGATCGTTGCCACAATGCGCGCCTCTTTTGATACCCTTGATCTTGATGCAACCAAAAACGTTGCATACGGTTACAACATGAGCATTTCCTAATAGGTGCATCAATGCCAATGGTTACGGTTTCAACGCTAAAACAGTATTTACCCGAGATTACCGGCGATACCGCCAACACGGATCTTGAGGCATTACTTGATCGCGTTGAGGCCGCAACCGCGCGTTATATGGGATGGGGCAAGCCCGATACACTTGCCTCACCCCGTATGCTTTCAACTGCATACACGTTTTATCTTGATGGGCCAACCAACACAAACCCACAAGTTTTGCAGCTGCCAATGCGCCCGGTGCAAAGTATCACCTCAATACATAGCGACATAGATCGCCAATATGGATCGGACACCTTGATCGATAGTGCAACATATACGCTTGATCAATACAAAGGGCAAGTGATCCTCAACCCGATAACCGCAACCGACATATTTGAGCGGGGTTATAGGGCAATAAAGGTTGTGTGCCAAGCGGGTTATGCGAATAGCTATTTGCCCGCCGATCTCGAGCACGGGATTTGTGTTTGGGCATCACAATTGCACCGAAACAAGGCAACACAAGGCAAGGAATCAATCACACAACGTGCCGCAACCATTTCGATAAGCCCAAAAAATATGCCCGATGAGGTCAAGGAAATACTTGCACCGTTTCGGGAATCACGCCAATTGTTGTGAGCGTGTAGCATGGGCAAGCAACTGACACCCGAACAATTCGCAAACCGCATCAAGCGTGCGGATCGTGCATTGATCAAAACGATATACAACAAAATGCGTGTTTTATCGCTTGAGGCCGAAAGATACGCAAAGCTA